GAGATTTTATTCCTCTTTTTTTCATTTCATCTTTTGATTCTATTTTTATTTTACCAGTTGAGGTGTACTTGTAACTTGGTGCGGCTAGCTCAGATACAAGCTCATCATCATTTGGCAGTCTGCAATCACGCTGGGTAAGCCAATCTTTTATAGAAAACCATAATTCAGCGCGTAGGTTTAAATAATTTTTTCTAGTAGCTGGTGCTTCTGCCACATTGATTCCTCTAACTGGTAAGTTTTGTTCTGCAAGCCTATCAACTACGCCACTACCAAGACCAATAACATCAATTAATATTTCTTGTGGTACTTCTAACGCCGTGCAATCATCGTATTTATTTTTAATTGCGCCACATAATTGCATTAAATCCATTGATTTAAAAGTTTTAATTTCAAAAACTGTATTACCCTGTCTAACGCATAAAGCTGAGTTGTCGCCACCAAAACGAGCTACATCCAAACCCCACACAATAGGTGCTTTGGTTGTTAGTGCTACATCTCTATCTATAGCTGCTCTCGCTAACTCTATTGGTACTACTGAATCATCATCTGCGTTTGGAAACTCTCCTAATACTTCTACTCTTGCAACGGTTGAATCTTCACCATACTGTTCAAGCATGGTTTGAAACAGTTTTTGGTCTGTTCCTTCTACGGTTCTGGAGTCAATTTGTTTTAAATTCCAAAATTTACGTTTAGATGTAAAGCTTTCATAGAAAGGCCCTGTGTTTCTACGCGGGTTAGAAAAAGTAAACCAAAAACGATTTTCGGTTGGTTCTGAAAAGAAACCTTCTGATACGCTGTAGATAGGAGCGGGGATACCCGATGCTTCATCCATTATCAAACATACTCCGTAAGATGAATGGATGCCTGCAAACGCATCTGGATTCTCCTCGCTCCAAAGCTGTGCTTGCGCGTAGTAGTAACCAGTATCAATTTTTAAATCTCTTTTTAACGCTTCTTCAAACCAACCATCTGGTTTTATTGTGGTTGCGGTTTTAGTAAACCAATGACTGTTTATAGATAAAGTTAACCACTTTCCTAATTCAGCCCATGTTCTTGATCTAAGCTGTTGCTCGGTGTTTGCTGTAACAATTATAGTAGAACCAAGTCTGGTTGATAGCATCCAAAGTATTAACCAAGCAACCAAAGCCGACTTTCCTATTCCACGACCGCTTGCTACAGCAAGTCTAAACATTTCTGGGGTTACTTCGCCTTGATTTCTTTGTATGTGAGTTGTTAAATCTTTTAAAATTTTTTCCTGCCACTTACGGGGGCCAGTAAATTCTTCGAGGGGGGTGTCTTTTTCTCCCCAAGGAAAGATAAATTTGACAAAGTTGTAAGGATCATCCGCAACTTGTGGCGACCATATCTCGGTCATTAGTTCTTTTTCTGCTTCAGCTCCGTATTTCATAGATACTCTTTGTTATTACCTTTAAATATTGTATCAAAAAAAATTAAAAAATTTTAGTTGTACAGTTATATATAATATACCCGCGCGAAAAAATGCAAGGGGGGGTCAATCGTTTTATATCGGAGCATGATATTCAGATTGAGGGCGAGCCTTGCCGATAGCGAACTATCCGCCCGATTTGGTGTCTTTGTTCTTGCTAGCCTGATTGTCTATCAGGTTGTTCTTCTTTTTATTTGTTGATTTAACAGCGTTTATAACGCGTGGCTTATCTAGTGTGGCAGTATTGTCGCATAATCTATCTTTTGCGCCAGTTAAAACTTGATTGAGGTCTATGGTCGCGTGTACGTTTTCCACGCGATCTTTCCATATTTTTGGGTCTTGGTTCTTTAAATAGAAGATTTGAGCAACAACCGAGTTCTTTTCCGTTGCCGATTCAAACAAGGCGTTTGTTACTTGCGCCAAACCCCGCGCCTTACCCCTTTTTAAAGCATCCTCAAAATCAGCACTACGCTTTCTGTTGCGGTCTATAGTATCCCAAGAAACGCCTAAAGCTCGGGCAATCTGAGAGTTACCAAGTCCACGACTGGCTAAGTTTTCTACTTGCTCCAAATCAATTTTAATACGCTTTCTACCTGCTTTTTTTGGTAGTTTTTGATCTGTTTTTGCTGTTTTTTGCTCCATAATTGATATTTTTTTATGCTTTATAAACCCTTATTTTACAGCATTTGTTAAAAAAACCCTATGTTTTTTATGCTAACTACTTGATATATAAGTATTATTTGGTATTATATAGGAATGTTAAACATACTTTAGGAGGTAAATAACATGAATAAAGACAAACAAAACATCTATACATTAGAACAAAATCTAATTGAAGAACTTAACGATAACAAAGAGGAAATATTAGAAGCAACATATCCAGAAGATCTTGTTTCAGAATATGCGGAATCATGGACTCCAATTTATAACCATACTTTATTAGAAGTTGCTCAATCTGATTTGAATTTAGGATATATCCATGATTCAGACATAGGAGAATTTAATGACATATATCAGATGTTAACATGGTCAATAATTGAAAGGCTCACTTCCGTTGGTCATAGATGGTTAGATAACCAAGTAGAGGCGGCATGATGGAATTAACACTATTAACAATATTCGCAATATTATGTGTAGGTGTTTGGATAGGGTGCAAACAATGATCTACACAATAAAAGTAAACTTATTCAACGAGTGGCGATTAAGAAGTAGAACCAAAGATCTTAAACTTGCCATACAACAGGCCGACAAGATGCGTAAGCAAGGTTTTAAAGTTAAATTTATAAGGGAGCAAACCAATGACTAAGGCAGATGCGGTTCAATGGCTAAATAATAGAGGCCACTACATAGAAGTATCAGACATTATAAGATGTAAAAAATTAGGTAAGTATTTATTTATGCATGATAAAGCATATCCTGGAGAGGTTGAGTTGTATGATATGACAGATATGTACGGAGAGTGCGTTGACAGTTATGACAGTTCTACTTTTAAATGGAACAAAGACTATATGCGTAAAATCATAACTGGAGAGCTGTAACCATGAAAACAATAGACCGAAGAAAAATACCTAAACACTTGCGTCATTTATCAGACCAAGCATTAAAAGGGTTATTTTTTATATTTCGTAGTAGAATATAGTATGGAAAACACGCACAAGATCATAGTACAAATGCAACCAATAGAATTTAATACTTTAGTTGGAAGGAAGAAGCCAACACGTGAAGAAGTTGCTAGAGCCTACATACAACTATTTAAAGACGATAAGTTTTGGTATAGCGAAATAATCCAACATAAAAAGGGTGATTGGATTGAGGGTATAAGTATGCCAAATGATTAGAGTACAAATACAAGGCACTACAATTTTTGGCTATGTTCAAGAGAACTACAAAGATATTAAATTACCCAAAGTTGCATTCTTGGACGAAGAAACCAACGAGTTTAAAAGAATAAGCAAGAAATTAATTAAACCAGCATATCCAAAGGAAAGGTGGCCAGCATGAGCATAGATTTGTTTTCAGCAATAGTTTTATTCTTTTTAATGACTTCGGTTTATTACATGAATCAATGAAAGTCGGGAGGATTACTCCCCCTAAATATAACTCTTAAAGTATATTAATCTTCTCGGCTTTCTTCTTCCAACATAACACCCAAGCCAACCAAAAGAAAATGCTTATGCTGAACTCCCGCCTTTAGACTTCGCAATACTTTCCTCTCCCCATCTATAGCACACCATAAAATATTTAGATCCATTAACTTTTGTATTCCTTTGCTAACCGTATGTCTATGCATACCAACCATATGACCATAATAGCTAATAGCATCATGCGAGCTAAAATCTTGGGCCGAGTACCTTTCGCACAAAGCATACAAAATTAGTTTCTCCCTCGTCTTTATATCCTTCCTGCCTAAATGCTTCTTATACCATTTCCAAACCACCTTCTTTAGTTTGGAATAATTACGATACTTACCCGCTAACCCATAATTGATTAATCCACTCTTCTCCGTATCCTCAATACCCTCTACTACTAACCACCACTTATCTTGTTTCATTTACTCTTTTTCCTCCTTCCCTGAGAGTTGCCCCCTAGGGCAATCTCTCTATTAGTTTAGTTTAGGATATATGTAAGGGCATATATACGATTATTGTATATACGGGTGTACGATAATCGTATATACGGGTGTACGATTACTTTTGTTTCTTTTTCTTCTTTTTCTTAAATATCCTATCCCAATTATCATCAAATACTTTCTTTGGTACTTGTCTTTTTCTTTGGTCTGATCCTTTACTCATGGTTTCCTTTTTTTAAATAATTTATTTGCTTTTCTTTGAAAAGACCACTCTAAAAACCTATCTAATAACTTACTTAAAAAGTTTTTCATTCTTACTTCTTTTTGTTAACTCTCTCTTACACTTCATACGAAGTTTTGGACTAGCCTTATCATCATTTGCAATCCGCGTAAGCTCATCAAGTTTTGTAGTATGCAAATAAAAATGTTCAACACTAGTCTTACCTGTTTTACGATTAAATGTCTTAACGCTTTTCTTTAATTTTTCTGGCATGGTTTATTCCTCAATCCCAATCAAAAGACTTATTCTTTTCTAATATTTCTAATACTGCACCTTTTCTTACCAATGTTTTTGTTCCGTAGTCAACATTGCCTGAATTAGATTTTACCAAAGATGCTTTAACAACGGACATTCTATCAACTTCTATGCCCTGCTCTAAACATATCTTCTCGCAAGTATCTTTATCGGCTAACCACATGGCTATCGCGAATCTTACGCTATCGGTAATACTTGATGCACCACGTATCTCAGCACGGTGCGAAAGTGCATCATCAGAATCGTTTGTAAGGGCAGATTTTGCTAAATGATGTACTGTAAGCGTTGTAACGCCTAATCTTGCACTTATGTTGGCACAATAACTACCCCACAACTGACCAACCTCATTAGAGCTTGATATGTTTCCTGTTGTAAATGCTTGTAAAGGATCAAAACAAACAAACTTCAAGTTCGGTATTGTTTTTAACTCTTCTACTAACTCTTGTGCTTGTGAAGTAACCCCTTCTTCTCGTAATAAAATTAATGGCTCTTTTTGTTCTGGTATAGGAAACACATATACATCATATTGTGATTTAAACCTTTCTCCATTAGGGTCTAATGCCTCTATCCTTCTATGTACTTCGTTTAAATCATCTTCGGCGGCGAAAATAACGCTACTACCTCTTTGCATTATAGGTTTACCCCACCAATTACCACCCGTTGCAACACCCAACGCTAACTGAATCATGGATAAAGACTTACCAACACCACCAACGGCGGCGATAATGCCAGGCTTTGCTAATGGGATAAAACTATCTACTAACCATTCTATTGGCTTTGGAGCTTCAACCAAGTTACGAATAGCATATTGTCTAATATTAAACCTTGATTCTAATAGCTCTAACTCAACTTGCTCTATACCTTGTTGCAGATGTAAGTCATTGAAATCGCCTATGATTGAGGGTAATCTAACTATGCAATTGCTAACCGCAGTTGCAACCTCATTCGCACACTTTTGACCAACTCCAGATTCATCATTATCTAAACAAAGAACAAATCTTGAATTAATACCCATAGAACGCAATCTAGTAAGCGCAGATAAACAGAAATTAGCAGAGAATACCACGCAAACAGGTAGGCCAAGTGATGCAATAGAAGCGCCCGTAGCATAACCCTCAACTATGTATAAATTATCTATGTTTTTAAGATCATTTGGCTCGCAATTTATTAAAAAAATATTTCCTTTAACTTCACCACCGCCTGCAAATTTTTTATCACCATTTGGATAAATATATTGTAATGACTTTATATCAGAAACTAATGTTCCATTATTATTTTTAGTGATAGAATAAACAGCAATTAATAGGTTTCCATTAATTGTTTTTAGCCCATAACTTTTAACTTTTTTATTTGTGAGATATTTGTGTTCCGCAACCTCTTTAGCATTTTCATATTTTCCTTTTGCATATATGGAAACTTGCTCATGTTGTATTTTTTTAGATTCTTCTCTTTTTTTCTGAGCTTCATCAAGTTTTTGCTGTAAATCTCGCTTTTGTTTAGCAGACATATCGTTAGGGTTGTAAGAGGTAAATTTACCTTCAAAACTTGTACGCCAATTACCAAAAATACAAACAAAGTGATGATCTAATTGATTATAAACGTAATAACCAGACTTCTCTCCACGTTTGTCTGGTCTATGGTTTTGTCCTGCACTTACTGGCACTCTAACCAAAGCGCCACTTGTATCTAAATAGTCAACAAGCAACCCATGAGATTGCATCTCGCTAATTAAATCAGCATTTGATTTGCTAGTATTGGTAAACGCAAAGTTCTTGTCTAATACAACACCTTCTTTACCGTAGAATTGTGTTAAATCACTCATCTGCTTGTGCCTTGGAATTTACTAAATAACTAGACACAAGTTTTTTTACGAAACTAACCCTATCTTGTTTGTTCCATTTATGCAGAACATAAGATCCGTTCTTTTTTGATAGTTCTATATATTTTGATTTAGCATCACTTAATGCTACTGATAATAACTCTTCATTAATTTGTGCAAAGTTTTGAATATGCTCCATTCTCTTACCTTCCCCGATATATTTGAGATGCTCCATTGAGCAAGCTCCCTTGATTTTTTCATTGTCTATGTATAATAATGCGGAAGCCAAACCGTGACAGTATGCACATAAGCTCGGCCTCCTGTATTTAACATCATTAAAAAGGCATATCGTCTTCATCTTCTGCATCTGGCGGGAAGATTTCATCTTCATCTATAACTGGCTTTGTGCTTTTTACACCAGCCTTTGTAGCTTCAGACCAGCTTTTACCAAAATCATCTTTAACCTCTAAATATCCCTTTTCACCATAAACAAGTTCTACATTTACTCTTTTGTTTACCAGTTCGTCAGTATCTTTAACTGTGGCAACACCCATAGCATTAAGCATAAGTGCAAAAGATTGTTTTCCAATCTCAACAGCTTTAGTGCTAGTATCGTGTGCCATTGTAAAAGCATGATTTACATTTACAATTTCTCCCTCTACATCAAACATAATCTTTAATGCTTTCCAACCATTAGCACCTTCGATCATGTCTGAGCCTTTATACTCTAGGTTGTACCTACCAGGTTTTATTTTTTCACCACCGCTAGAGCTATCTACTCCAACATCTATATTAAATTCTGTTATATCCATTTGATTCCTCCTTTTAAATATAACTATTAAAATTAATGATTAACCAGGATCGTATTCCTCAAAATCACCTGCTCGATTTATTTCTTCTTCAAGTGCATCAACAACTTCTACAAGAACTTTGTTTGCACCTACGGGCAGAATAAAATCATCTTCCCCGTTTTTATCAATACATTGCTCTACTAAAATAACAGCCTTACGCATAAAGTAGAGCAATGTTTCGTGGTCGTTAATTTTAGCCATTACTTTTTAGCTATAAGTTTGCCAATCTCAGCCCATGTTTTTTCGGCTCTAACAATAAAGTCATCGCCCTCTTCAACAACAGGTATCTCTTCTGGTAAACCATATCTATTTTTACTAACGGCGGCTGGTGATTCAGTCGTAACTAAAACCCTACCCGATTGAACAGTCTTACTTGTCAAACCTTTATTACCTTGCACCTTAACAGTACCTTTCTTGTAATTAAGGAATAAACACATGTCGCTCGCTTCTAAACATAATGCTGAAGCATGTTTGTTTAACTTAAGCTCGTGCCTGTCATAAGCCTCTGTAGATGGATCGTGAAACGCTTTTATTTGGTTATGAGCAATTAAAACAATTCTCATCTTCTTCTCGTTCCTTAATCTATTGGCCATATCAAGTATTTCACGCCAATACTTTAGTGCCTCTACATAACCACGACCATAACCAAATGATTCTATGCTTGCTTGTTTATGAGTTTCACAGGTTTTAGCAAATATAAGTGGTTCTAACCAGTCTAAACTGTCAATCACTAAAGTGTTATATTCTAAATCTTTTGCATCAACTAAAGACTTTAAATAACCATAAAAAGTATCATAGTCTTTTGCTAATGGAAAATGCGGTATATCTCTGTTGTTAGTTAGTATTCCTAACCCCTCTTCAGTCTGCAAAACAATAGGGTTTTTACTGCCTACAGCAAGCGTTGTTTTACCTAGACCACTTGGGCCATAAATAATTACTATGCTTGGTTTTGCTTTTGCTTTCTTTTGTATTGCTGCTAATGACATTATTCTTTATCCTTTGGCACGCCTTCTAGCTTGACTGGTTTTTTATAAGGTGGCAATTCAGCTTCTAATTTACTAATTGCATTTTTTATATTTTTTCTAACAGATTCCATGTGATGCACAGTTTTGGTTGCAAGTTGATATGCTTGCATTAACCCTTGTTCTGCGTGTAAGTCTTGACTGATTTCCTCAACCAAAGGTCTTGTCGTATCATTCAAATCTCTTTCAAATATCTCTCTATTGTTTCCATCTTTGTCTTGAAAACTTAATAAAGGACCCTCTTCTTTTTTATTATTTACCATTTTAATTCTCCTTTAGATTTTTGTAGGTATTACATTCTGATTTGTAGGCACAAAACCTACACCATTCTTCTCCAGCATTGAAACTAGGCGTTTCACTCATCGCCTCATCACAAGCTGGTTTTAAGATATTAAAACCCCAATCAACTAGATCAACGGCTTGAATATCAAAACTTCTTATCTGGCCATCTTTATGCCAGGCTTTTTTGTTTGGTTGCACGATTGTCATTTCTACAACCGTATCTTCGTTTCCGTATCTGCTTAATGCAAATATGGAATAACACATTAACTGTTCGTTTAAGATTACATCAACTGGCCAACCACCAGTCTTAAAATCAATAACAGCCATTCTGTTGCCCTCGCCAAGTATTAGTGCATCAACTGTACCAAATATTTCTTCATGGATTTCTGGTGCTTGTCCCCTCTCTTCTATAAGGAGCTTACCATTTAATTCTTCTTTTCTTTGAGTAACATAGTCAACATAAGTGTCAGCCATTTTAATGTCATCTTTAGTTATAGTAAAATTAAAACCATCAACCTCACATTCTTTGTCTAACCAGTAGTCAGATAGCGTAATGCCATCTAGCCTATTCTTTAATCTCATTTCAACCATTTCGTGTATTTGTGTACCTCTCGCCGCCGCTATGTTTGACTTCCTATCTGCTTCTGCATTTATCTTCGCCGAAGCTGGACACCTAATAACTCTTTTGATGCTACTAGGCGGTAAAACAGAATGCGACACATTTATCCTTTATCTAAAGCTGTACTTTAGATTCTTCTTCTATTTTTAAAATATCTTCCAGATCATATCTAATCTGACCATCTATTTTTGTATAAGAAGGGCCTTTGTTTAATGATCTGTTGTTTGCTAATGTTTGTGGACTTTTTTTCCAACGCTGTGCTAATTCTTTTTGCGTCAAAAATACTTTATTATCATTCATAATAGTTCCTATTGTTTACCTATTGTGCTATTCTACTATGAGTAAATTTAATAAAGCAAGTATCTGAACAAAAATAATAAAAATATTATTTAAAAAAAATTTAAGCATTATTTTGGAGGAACAAATGAGTATAGATGATGCAACACCACAAGAGTGGGATAAAGCTGTAAGAGCAACACAAAAACAAATAGGTGGAGATCACTATAAAGATAAGGGTATCCAACCTTTAGAGTATGCGTATTCAAATGGACTAACACCTAACTTAACCAATGTCGTTAAGTATGTAACCAGGAATAAAGAAGATAGAGTTAAAGACTTACTTAAAGCAAGACACTACATAGAGTTAGAACTAGAAATGGTTTATGGCGTAGACCCCGAAGGCAATGCCTACGACTAATTAGACATAGTTATCTTCTGCATATAGTTACCAACCTTTTGCATATTCTCTTTTGCAATATGCTCTCTTTGTTTTCTATATCTCTCTGTTGCTCTAATAGTCTTGTGGCCCATCAACTCTTTTACATCTTCTAGCTTCATAGTTTCGCCAGCCATAGTTCCGTAGTTATGTCTAAGATCGTGCAAGGTTACATCTGGACAACCTGCGGCTTTTCTTATCTTGTTCCACATGTGCCAAGGATATTTAACACCAAGTATAGTTTCGCTGTTTCTATCGCATGAGTTAATGATAGCCATAGCTTGATTGTTTAAATGTATTACTCTTGGCTTACCTTGATAGTCTGTTTTGTGGTTTTCTAACACTAACTTATTACCATCTAGGTCAGACCACTTAGCACTACCTATCTCACTCTTACACCTGCCACCAGTTAACATACATAACCTTATGTACTTAATTGCTTTTATGTTTTTAGGGTTAGACTTTGCTTCCATAATGTTTAATTGCTTATTAATTTGTGCAAACTCAACATCGGTTAATGGTCTGTTTCTTTCAAACTCTGGGTTTTTCTTTACATACTTAGCTGGATTGTATTGCACTAAGGACAATCTGATTGCGTGTTCAAATACAGAGCTGATTAAACCAATAACTCTATTAGCTTGATACCTACCTCGTTTACTTATCTTAATATGTAACCTTGTCAAATCTCCCGTTTGTATGTCTTGTAGCTTCATATAACCAATGCTTGATTCAACATCTTTAATCCAAGATGCCCTAGGATCTCCCATTATCTTGCCGTCTTTAACATAGACACACTTGCGTTTACTATCTAACAACTCTTGCAATTTGTATTCAAATGCTTGGTTAAGCGTTTCTGCTTTTTTGGTTTCCAATGGATCAATACCTTGTGCTACATCGCCAAGTATTTGTTGTGCTTTCTTTCTGGCTACATTAATTGGTATATCTATAGGGCCAATAGTTATTATTCTT